GGGCAACTACCGATTCAATTGGTGTTCTTAAAACTTTCCAACCGTGGTATTTATTTCTTAGTAATACTGCCATACCGAAGAAAATTGATAATTACGCCTTTTTGCGCGGGAATTTGCACATTAAAGTGGTTATTAATGCATCACCATTCCAGTATGGTGCGCTCCGATTGTGCTACTCACCTCTCCTCGGATTTGTTTCGGACAAGATCAGAACAAATCCAACTTCATCGATTCCACTTCTTACCCCGTATTCCCAACAACCGGGATTCTACGTGTATCCGCAAGCTAATTCGGGTGGTGAACTCGTTTGTCGTTTTTTCCTTCACAAAAATTGGTTGGATATTACGAGCGCTTCGGAAGTTCAGAATATGGGTACTATTAATCATCTCGTGTATAAAACACTTGCAGTGGCTGTGGCTGGTGGTACTAGCTCTGTTACAGTAAGGACTTATGCATGGATGACTGATGTCGAATTGATGGCCTCAACCTCAAAGTTATCATTGCAAGCAAATGATGAATATGGTGTTGGACCGGTTTCACAACCGGCTTCTGCCATTTCATCTGTTGCTAGTATGCTAACGAATGTGCCAGTTATTGGAAGGTTTGCACGAGCTACTGAAATAGGTGCAGGTGCTCTTTCGAAGATTGCTACGCTGTTCGGGTACACAAATGTGCCTGTTATTACAGATGTATCGCCTCTGCATCCTATGAATGCTCCTATGTTGGCTTCTGCCCATATTGGAACACCAATCCAAAAATTGACATTAGATCCTAAGCAAGAACTCTCTATTGATCCTTCACCTCATGGTATTGGATCAGCAGATGAGTTAGCATTGTCTTATCTCCGTAATAAGGAAAGTTTTTATGGATCTACTTCGTGGTCTACTTCTGATGTAATTGGTACACAGATTTTTAACACACGTATTTCGCCTAGTCTTTGGCAGCAGGTCGATGTGAATAATACATTGGCAGCTCCCGTGGGCAAGCGAGTATATCATACTCCCATTTCATATGTGGGTGCCATGTTTAAACATTGCGTGGGGATATTAAAATCCGTGTTAAGGTCGTTTGTACCAAGTTTCATAAGGGTCGTTTGAAGATTTCTTACGATCCTAGGAACGATATCAGTGCTTCCGATCCAGGTGAGAATACAGTTTACACTGAGATTCTGGATATTGGTGAGCGTGATGATGTGGAATTTACCATTCCATACCATCAGGACCTTGGTTGGTTGAAACATGATCAAACCATTCAGGACAATTGGACTCCAGGTAACGCGCTTGCGCCACGACCTGGTATTGACAATGGGACTATTACGGTTCGTGTTTTGAATGCTTTGACAGCTCCAGCCACTAGCACTATTAATCTCCTCTTTTATGTGAGAGGTGGTGATAACTTTGAGTACGCAAATCCTAGTGGGCATATTGGACCTGATAATTCCAATTTTGTCCCTAGCTTTTTTGCACTCCAAGCTAATGATGTGACCAACATCACACCGGATAAAATTGTCATTGGTAATCAATCAATGACATTACCGGAACGATACGGTCTCAACTTTGGCGAGTGTGTTGGTTCGCTTCGAAACTTGTTGCATCGTGCACATGTTTTCGAAACAACACCAATGCCCTCAGCAACAGCAGGATTTTTTAACATCGTGCGTAAGGCATACAAGCGTATGCCTTACACACCTGGTTATGATCCAGTCTGGTCGGCAACTTCTGCGAATAATGTAGTAGCAGCCGCTGGCAACAACCCATTCATTTTTAACACTATGCCTCATATTGCATATGTTAGTGGAATGTTTTTGGGTTATCGTGGAAGCGTTAATTATATTGTAACACCTTCAACTGATTTATATGGCCTTTAGATGACTTTAGGGCAGTCCGCGCGACTGATCCTAATGCTGCACCTACTGCACAGCGATATATCAATGTTGTTGCTAATACGGGGTATGCTCCAACTACATCACTTAAAGCAAGTTACTTGAATCGTAACTACTATTATCGTGATGGTTTGGCTGGCATGGGTATCACTGCCACACGTACGTGTGGTTCCTTGATGTTCAATTTCCCTGATTATAATAATTTTAACTTTTCTTTGGTTGATCCTACCATCTACACAGCTGGTTCATCTACGGATGGTACTGATGTGCAGACGGTAGTGCTTCAAATGTTGCTAAAGCGAGTTGCTGCTGCCGACCCCAATACATCGTTGAGTTCTTCTCTTCAATCTGAAGTGTCAGCAGGTCCAGATTTTACATGTTTGCATTTTTTGTGTTGCCCTACGCTTGATTTTTCAACGGCAGAGCCAACACCTGTATAGATGTATTATTGTGTAAAGAATAAAACCATGAGTGGTACAGTCACCATGGTCTCAATTTCGGTTGAGTTGTAAAGCCTAGTGCTTGAGCTGAAGATTTCATATTAGGATGTTTTCCTTGTGTTGCCTTCGGCAACACGAGCATTTTTACCTAGGTATGAATTGTAATCTTTCA